GATGTACCATCTAAAGCATTTGTTCCTGTACCGTCTGGTGCAATTATAGTTGCTTTTCTACCAGAGATTTTAGAAATTTGATATGTTTCTGAATCATCACCTAACACAGTAATTGCCATTTCAGTACCTGTTAGTGCTGTTGCTAATTTACCTGTTGTTAAAAAACGATCATATGTAGTTCCTGGTGTACCGATCGCCGCTACACGAAACTTCTTTGATCCTAATTGTTTTACAATGTAACCTTCAGTAACAGCAGAGCCGTCGTAAAAGTCAACTTTAATTTCGTTGCCGCCTGCTGTAGCCGGTCCGAAATATCTTTTGTTAATTGGTCTTCCCATTTGTTTTCTCCTATAAAGTAGTCCTATCCGGGTTCTATCCGGTACGCTGTGGGTAACAGCATAAGTCCGCCACATTATGCGGCTCGCTATCTGACACAAGTATTTATCTAATTAAACTTATTGGCAATTTTTTAGGGTTTATAGTTAGATTTATAAATTCACGTATAAAATCAAAGCGAGTAGCAAGTGAACTAAACAATTCTATATTCATACCTTGTTGTATTAGTGTATAACTGCTTTTGCCAATATTAGAATAGTAATCTACACTAATACCATATTCTGGAAATACACCTGTAACAAATAAACAAGTGTCACCTAATTCTTTTGCTGACAATCTATATGGTTGTTTTAGTGCTAACAGTGATTCTGCAAATGTAGTTTCTGGTAAGAAGTTTGGTTTGTCGATTTTATCTGCAAGAAGCATTACTACGTAGGCTTCAATTTCTAAAGGTAATTGATAACCCGTAGTCTCGGATGCCTCCTTGACAATATCATAAAAGGCCGTTGTATATTCGTCCTTCATACAAATATTTAGTCATTAAAAAAGGTTCATCCAGTCTCCCGAATAAACCTTTTTTAGGTATAAGCAAAATAGGGAGGATTCGGTTATACCTCCAACCCCTCGCCGCAGATACCATTCTGAAACCAGGGAGCCTGTAGCCGCTCGGTAGAGCGATGTGACTCAGCGTATTTCTACTACCAAGCCTGGGTACCACCCCTTTACAGCCAAGTTCGACGCTCTGGTAAACGCCTCTTCCTTGCACTATATACATCGGACCGCTAAATCCTTTGTAACTTATAATACTAATATAACAAATCTTTGTGAAAAAAGCAATGGTTAGGTTTACCAAAATAGATATTTTGGCCATAAAAAAAGGGCGACATAAAGCCGCCCTTTCCTGTTTTGTAAAACAGTATCTATTAACTGAAAGATACGTTTGCTACAGACACGTTTGCCAAATAGTCAGCCGCATTACCAAGTGATGATGCAGTGTTGTTTAACTCTACATAACCATATCTTGTCATGAAACTTACTACTGGTTCAAATGTACCTGGATCCAATACAACACCTGAAGACATTAGCGGGATGTATGGGCAATAGAATGCCGCCGCATCTGATTCTGATGTTCCTTTGTAACCAACAAGTACGTCTGTTGCGTCTGAAGCATATGCATCAACATATACTTTCATTGCACCGTTTAAAGTACCTACTAATTTAGTATTAGTTGGTGCCTCAAATGTACCTTCAGTTGTTCTTGCGAACGCTGAAGTTGTTGCAGACTGAAGTACTGTTAAAGTGTGTGGTGATACCACAGCAAAGTTACCAGCACCACGTCTTGTACGCTGTGCAATTTTGTTTGCCGCTCTGTTGATCATAACAGCAAGTGCCGCGTGTTCGTCACCGACGAATGTAGCAGTACCTGAAACTGCGTTCTGATCATACTGAACGTCTGATTCAGCCGCGCCAGCAAGATTTCTTAAAGAAGCAAGAACTTCTTGGTCGATTTCAGCAGTAATTTCTTGTGCTAAAGCCGCCATAATTTCTGCCTCAACATCGATACCTTGTTGTGCTTGTGCGTCTTGTGCAGACTCAAAAGTCCAACGAGCACTCAATTTACGAGTTTTCGCTTCGACTGTTTGCTTTAAGATCTGAATTGACAAACGCTTACCTGCTGTACCTTCTAAAGTAGCAGTAGCATCTGCTTTATCAGTTGTAGCATTACCTGAATATCCAAGTGCTAACTTGAACGGTGATAATGCTTCTTCGCCTGCTGTAGCGTCATCGAATGTGTCCGAATAACGTACTCTTAATGTGTGGATTTGACCCACTGGTCCTGTCATAGGTTGAACACCAACGATTTCGTTAGCGATAACTGTAGGCATGACCCTTCTGATTACCGGTAGGATAACTCTGTTTAATGTAGCAACGTTACCTGCTGAAGTAGCACCTGCTGTTGCTGTCTCTGCCAAATACTTTTTAGTATTTTCCAAAGTTGCAGACATCACAGATTTCTTCGTGCCTGATAGGCCTTCAAGTAATGCGCTCTTAGTTTCCTGCCATCTACTTTCTAATAGTTCTGACATTATTTTCTCCTTATTTTAATCCTGCAAGTCTTCTAATATCTACGACATTATCTGTTGCAGAATTACTTGCGCCATTTCTAACGTTAGATTCTTCTTTATTGCCTGTTACTTCAGTTGCCTCGGTGAGCGTTGCCTTCTTCTTTTCTGGAGTATTACCATCAATTACAGAAGGTAGATACTTGTCAAACTGCTTTTGAATATTTTCAGTTTGTACAGACTCCAGTAAGTCCATCATAATCTCTTTCTGATCTTTGCTCAACGGAGCAGTTAGTTCAGAAATTATGTCTTTTCTTTTTGCAGAATCTTGTGCTGATTTAATTTCAGCATCTTTTGATTCAACTAACTTCGTTTTTTCTTCAGCGACAGTCTTAGCCTCTGCAAGTTGCTTGTCTTTCAACTCAACTACTTTTAATAATTTTGCAGTTTCAGATTTATCATTCAAGTATGAATGTTGATACTCATCTGCAAATGTTTCAAATAGTTTACGTCCAAAGTCATTTTTACGTGCCGCATCAATGTCTTCCTTAAGAGCAGTAATCTCTTTAGAAAGTGTTTTTGCAACAGTAGATTCAACAACTTTAGCACCTTTCTTAATGAAAGATTCTTTCACAGTGTCAAAGTGTTTTTTCGCTTCACGAATTAGTCGAACTTTAGTTTCCGCAAGATCTTTTTTATCTTCATGGAACTCTGCAATTTCTTTTGCCAAAGCCTCTACAACAAATTCCTCAAGTTTGCCAAATTTTTCTGACATTACTTTTTGGTCTTCGTGTAGTTCAGAAACTTCCTTGCCGAGTTGCTGTACAACAAAGTTCTTAAGTAGATCTGCGTTTTCACGCATTGCTACATGGTACTTTGCTCTTGCCTCTGCAAGTTTGGAACGGTCGTCTGCAAATTCCTTGATCTCTTCACTTAGTTTGTCATCAAGCATTTTTTCCACGGCTTCAACCATAGTGGCTTTATCGTGTTCATACTTTTGTGCAAATTCTTCGCGAAGTTCTGCTGTTACCTGCATACGGTTTTCTGTAACCTTATTGTTCCACGCTTCTTCGATGTCGGCTTTGATTTCTTCCGAAATAGCATTATTCTCAAAGAGTGATTTCAGTGCTTCCAACATCTTGTTCTCCTTATTTCAATCCTCGTATAATTTGTACAAGTGATTCTTTTAAATATTTCTGTGCCTTTGCATCGCCTTGAACTTCGCGAGCCATATTAAATGCCTGCATACCGCCTCGGGTATTCATCAAATGCTCGTAAATTGGTGTTGGATATGCACCTGGAGCAGATGGTTGAGCAACAATATCAACTGTGATAATTTCGAAATCACTCACATTGTTGTCCTCGTTTACGTTTCCACTACCACGTGATGAGACGCCCAGTTTAACTCCGCTTTCCAGCATTGTTTTAACCAGTTGTCCCATCGGTGTTGGTAATATTTTCATCTTGCCATAACCGTTAGGTCCATCCATCCACATTTCTTTCATCATGTGGGACACACGGTCAAGGTTAATGTTGAGTCCTTCTGGGTGATCCACTTCTCCAAGAACTGAATATCCACCGCTTATTTGATCGTTAAGAGTGTTGACAGCCCTACTGATTTCACTAACAGGATACACACGCTGGTTTGCATTGCGTACACCCCCTTGGATACAAATACCTTTTAAATGAAGGTCTTTGCCGTCTTCAGTAGATTCCAGAACGATCTTCGCCTGGTCGAATGTCAAGTTCTCTCGTAAGTTAATCACTTGTTATTCCTCAACAATTATGAGCCGATAATGCTTTTACTATCAGCGCCTTTTTCACCTTTTTCAGGTGCTTTAGCGTTTGACATTGACTTAGATGCTTTACCGCCTGGTACATTTACGTTACCGCCATCTTCAGTTTTAGGAGCACTTACAGTACCGCCTTTTTCTTCTGATGAACCTTTAGCAATGTTAGCACTTGTGCCGCCCATGTCATTTTTTCCAGCAACTGGAGATTTTGCTTTGTTATCTTCGCCTTTTGGCTCAGCAACTTTTTCAACATACTCTCTCATTTGCTCTGTTTCTGACTTTTTACCTTCAAAAGCAGGTACTTCGTCTACGCTAAGTTCGGAAGCAGGCTCAAAAGCCTCGTCTTCCTTCTCTTCGTCACCCATGTCATCCATTGGTGCTTCTGAGTCTTCTTCACCTTCGTCGCCTTCTTCACCTTTGTCGCCCATCATTTTTTCAAATTCGGCTTTAAGGTCGTCTAATGCGTCTTCAAGGTCTACAACACGATCTTCGATTTCTTCTTCGCCTTCTGGCTTGTCTTCGCCTTCTGCGTCATCTTCGATGTCAGCCATCATATCGTCTGCTGGATCACCGCCCATGTCGTCATCACCTTCTGGTGTTAATTCTGTTGGAATTTCCTCAGCAACTTCTTCGTCTTTAGATGCTTCGTCTACTTCTTCGTCTTTTGACTCGTCAGTTTTTTCATCTTCATCAGTTGCTTCGTTAGTTTCTTCGTCATCATTGTCTGATGCTTCATCTACTTCTTTTTCATCTTCGTCTTTGTCGTCTTCGTCATCTTTAGATGCTTCTTTGACGTCTAAGTCTTCCATGTCATCTTCAAGTAGATTTTCATAAATTGTTCTTGATTTTTCAACTACGATCTCGTGGAACAGTTCTTCTGCACCTTTGCGATCTTCGTTAACTAATTTTTCGAGCATTTCCTCGAATTTGTTACGATCTGCCATTTTGGTACCTCCTGTAAGTTTTATATATGGTAAGGCTGTCAATAATATTTACATATAATTGGAAATATACGTGGAAAACAGGCTCAAAACGCAGGATTTTGAAACCCGAATGTGATTAGTTGAAGTCTTTCTTAAATTCTTCAACTGTGATATGCTTTAAATTTGAGAATTTTTGTAAACTTTTTGGTACGAAAATCTCTCCTTCTTCTACTACTCTTATATATCTCGTTTTGCTATTTCTTTGTAAAATAACCCCAACTTGGCGTTCCCAGTTGCCAAAATATGTAGCAGGATCAGTAGGTCTTTTATAATTTAAGGTGCCTGCGTATAGGTTATTAACAAGATCTCCTGCTTGTCCTGTGCCTGTAGTACCTTTAAAATCAAAGCCTAAAATATAGATTATTTCATTTCCGTGTTCAGTTGCTAAATCTAAAGCAGTAGGCCCACTACTCCAACCTTTGCTTGGGTTTAAAATCTTTAATCCTTCGATTTCTCTAAATGTTTTATTGTGATTAGTGTATACTTTATGCTGTTTCTGCCAGCCGCTTTTTGCTATTTCAAATATCATTTTAGCATCTACTGCCACAAGATGATCAGGTTCAAACTCTCTATACAGTGCATTGCAACCATATATAGTTCCTATGTTTTTTAAAGGGATAAGGTCTATTGATTTTCTGCTTCTACCGTTTC